CACTAGTAGGTTGGGGTAAAACATTTACTGCACTACACATTGCTCGCAAATGGGGTCAAAAAACACTAGTAGTAACACATACTACAGCACTACGAGATCAGTGGCATGAAGAAATTGAAGCACTATTTGGCATTAGCCCTGGTATTATAGGCAGTGGTAATTTTGATGTAGAAGATCACTTTATTGTGGTAGGTAACGTACAAAGTATAGTAAAAAATCTAGCTAAGATCAACAAAGAATTTGGTACAATAATCTTAGATGAAGCACATCACTGTCCTGCTACAACATTTAGTCAAACTATAGATAGTTTTCATGCTAGGTATAGACTAGCACTTAGTGGTACAATGCAGCGTAAAGATGGTAAGCACGTACTATTTCAAGATTATTTTGGCGCAACAGTATTTAAGCCGGAACAAGCTAATACTATCAATCCGGTAGTACACCTAGTAAAGAGTAATATTTCCCTAAAACACAATGTACCTTGGGTGGAAAAAATTAATGAACTAACGCAAAGCGATTATTATAGAAAGTTTATTAGTGCCCTTGCTACTTATCACATACAACATGGTCATAGTGTACTAGTAGTAGCAGATCGTGTAGAATTTTTGGAGAAAGTAAAAGAATATGTTGGAGAAACGTGTTTGTTGGTTACTGGCGACACCAGCTTTGAAGAACGGCAATATGCTAAAGAGCAAATCCTCAGCAAAGCAAAAATGTGCATTGCTGGTAGCCGTCAAATCTTCAGCGAAGGAATCTCAATCAACATACTCAGCTGCGTTATCTTAGCAGTACCAATGAGTAATGATAGTTTATTAGAACAGATTGTTGGCCGAATTATGCGGCCACATCCTGGCAAACCTAATCCCATAGTAGTAGATATTCAGTTTAGCGGTTGGGCTGACAAAAAGCAGAATACTGATAGACTAGGCCTTTATATGAAAAAAGGCTGGGAGACCATATCGGTATAGAAATTTTAACTTGTAGTAGTATGTCTATTGTGTTATAATATATGATGAATCAAAGAAAAAGTTTTCGATTTAGCCTTGACAAGCTACTGCAGCGGGCTAAAAACGATCCTATAAAATTAGTACAATTATTTGAACAATACTATAAAGGTTTTGAGCACGGACTAATTGGCTCTAGTTATTTAACTAATCCTGGAGAACTTATCTTTGATCGTAACACAGACGTACTATTTAAATCGCAGTATATACAACTAGCGGCACGTAGAAGTTATCAGCAATATATTGATTTAGGTTACAAACATTTAGACTTAAGTTATTATCCAGACCTAAAAATTGACGCAATAAAATACAATCCGCTATTAACAATCGACAACAACAAACTATATTTCAAATACGAGGAATAAATGGCACTTAGCTTTAAACAAACTAAAGGTAAAGCAGCTACAAATAAAGTAGAAACCTATGAATACAAAGACGGTGAAAACACTGTTAGACTAGTTGGCGGAGTTTTGCCACGTTATATTTACTGGACTAAAGGTACTAACAACAAGGATATTCCTATTGAGTGCTTGGCCTTTAGCCGTGAAAAAGAGAAGTTTGACAATCTAGAAAAAGATCATGTACCTGACTATTTTCCGGATTTGAAATGCAGCTGGAGCTACTCAATAAATTGTATCGATCCTAAAGATGGACGTGTTAAGGCTCTTAATCTTAAAAAGAAACTGTTTGAACAGATTCTTACAGCAGCAGAAGATTTAAATGACCCCACAGACTATGATACAGGTTGGGATGTGGTATTTAAGCGTACTAAAACTGGCCCACTTGCGTTTAATGTTGAATACACACTACAAGTATTACGTTGCAAGCCTCGTGCCCTTACAGAGGCAGAAAGAGCTGCTGCAGATAGTGCACAAAACATTGATGAAAAGTTTCCAAGACCTACAGCAGATGAAGTTAAAGCTTTATTAGAAAAGATTACCACAGCTAGTACCGATGGTGATGATCTAGATGAAAGTCAAGCTGAAGCTATCAAAGAGTTAGGTTAATAATGGGCCCAGTAATTTAGGTTACTGGGCCATTCTTTTTGAGACTACAATGAAAGTACTATTTACAGCAGACATACATATAAAACTAGGACAGAAAAATGTACCACAAGATTGGGCTAGAAATAGATACAATTTATTGTGGCAACAACTAGCTGAGCAACAAACTAATGCTGATCTATTTGTTATAGGTGGCGATGTATTCGACAAGCTACCTAGCATGGAAGAATTAGAGATTTACTTTGACCTAATAGCCAACTGTAATATTAACACTATAATATACAGCGGCAACCATGAAGCAGTAAAGAAGTCTACAACCTTTATGACTAACCTGGCTAAAGTTACTAATAAAATGAACCGCAAGGTTATTGTAGTAGACGAATTTTACAGTGACTATGGCATTGAGTTTGTTCCATACAATTGCCTAAAAGAATTTGAGCAAAAGAACCCTTGGCCTGAAGGTGGGCAAGTACTATGTACCCATGTTCGTGGAGCTATTCCACCACATGTAACACCAGAAGTAGATTTAAAGATTTTTAGTAACTGGGATGTTGTCTTAGCCGGAGACCTACATAGCTATGAAAATTGTCAACTCAATATTCTTTATCCTGGTAGCCCTGTTACTACCAGTTTTCACCGCCATCCTGTTGACACAGGTGTAATCTTACTAGATACAGATACACTACAGCATAATTGGATAAAGCTAGAATTACCACAGCTTATTCGTAAAACTGTAGGTGTAAATGACCCTAAACCGCCAACACCGTATCACCATACAATTTATCAAGTTGAGGGTGATTTGCAGGAATTAGGCGAACTAGAGGACAATGACTTAATTGATCGCAAGGTGATTAAGCGTACCAGTGATGTACAGCTTATGCTAGACGGTGATATGACACTAGTAGAAGAAGTACGTGAATACTTGCACTATATACTCAACTTGCCTGAAGAAACTATAGAACGTGCTGTGCTTGAGGTGCAAAATAACTTGGACAAGATAGAACATGAATGAGTATCACCCTAACATGATCTATGTAGCTAGAATAATTGCTGAGCGCAGTTGTGGTGATCAGGAACGTTGGTTTGACTATTACGAAGAAGCTAAGCGTACAATACTCTTAGTAGAACAACTAGGATTTTTAAATAAAAAGCGGTTTTGGAAAAATGATAACAATCAAAGAACTACGCTGGAGTAATTGCTTTAGTTATGGTGCAAATAATGTTATCAACTTTGTTAAAGCACCATTAACACAATTAGTTGGTAAAAACGGACACGGTAAGAGCAGCGTAGCACTTATCCTAGAAGAAGTACTATTTAATAAAAATAGTAAAGGCATTAAAAAGGCAGATATACTTAACAGGTATATTAAGGAAAAAACGTATACTATTGAACTAGACTTAACTCGCGATGGACATGAGTATACTATTAAGTGTGTGCGTGGCACACAACAAACTGTTAAATTATTAAAAAATGGTGTGGACATTAGTGCACACACAGCTACGCAAACCTACAAGATCGTCGAAGAAATTATAGGCATAGATCATAAGAGTTTTGCACAGATTGTTTATCAAAGTAATGCTAGCAGTCTAGAGTTCTTAACAAGTGCAGATACTGCACGCAAAAAGTTTCTTATAGAAATCTTAAACCTAACTAAGTATACTCGTGCAGGTGAGGTTTTTAAAGAGCATAGTATTGATCTTGGCAAGCAAATTAGTGAGTGTCAAGGCAAAATTACAGCTATCAATGGTTGGCTAGATAAATATGAAAAAAGTGATTTAACACCACGTCAATTACGCAGTGTAGAAACAGTAGACGACAACTTGGCTAAACAAGTTGCACAGCTTGAACTAGAAATAGCTAATGTAGACAAGACTAATCGTAAGATTAATCAAAATAATACATATGTTAAGCAACTAGATGGTATAGAATTAATCAGTGGTGCAGAAGCAATAGATCAGGCCAAACTTAAAACTGCACAGCAACAGCAAACTGAGTGTATGAAAACAGTGCGTGATGGCGAAGCGTTTATCAAGCGATTAAATAATTTACACGGCGTATGTCCTACCTGCTTTAGCAAAATTGATGAAAATAAAGTAGCTGAACTTGTAACCATAAAAACGCATGAAATTGAAAGTGCTAGAGCGGAGGCAGTGGCAAACTTAGTCGTTGCTAGTGAACTTGAAACACAAGATAAACAGTATAAAGAAGCTAAGCGCGTAGAGCAAGAGCTTGAAAAACTAATGCTGTTAGTAGACAGATCATTGCCTAGTAGTATATTAGACAAAAATGAATTGCAAGCACAATATAATCAACTAGCTAAAGAACTACAAGACACTCAACAGCGTATCAAATTAGCTGAAGAACACAATAGCCGTGCGCAACAGCATAATAGTCGTATAGATGCTATCAAGCAGCAGTTAGAGGAGATGAGTGCGGAGCTAGAAGAGCATAGTTTTCAGCTTAGCATAATGAATGAGCGCATGAGTATTTTACAAGTACTCACAAAAACTTTTTCAACGACTGGACTAGTTGCTTACAAGATAGAGTGCTTAGTCAAAGACTTAGAGGACATTACTAATAAGTACTTAGTAGATCTCAGTGACGGTAGGTTTCAAATCGGCTTTAAGGTAAACAGCAGTGATAAACTTAATGTTGTGATTACTGATAACGGCAGAGATATTGATATTAACGCATTAAGTGGTGGTGAAAAGGCTAGAGTAAATGTAGCTACACTACTTGCAATTAGAAAATTAATGCAAACACTAAGTAGTAGCCGTATTAATCTACTAATCTTAGACGAAACAGTAGAAGCACTAGATGTAGACGGTAAAGAGAAATTGGTAGAGGTGCTACTACGTGAAGAGCACCTAAATACAGTATTAGTATCTCACTCCTTTACACATCCACTAATCGAAAGATTAAGCATAGTTAAAAGAACCAATATTTCTAGGATAGATACATGATTAACACAGGTATATATGCTATTTATTTAAACGAGCCAAATAAGTACTATATAGGACAAGGAAATATATTAGAACGGGTTGCTCAACATAAATCTATGCTTAAAAATAATAAGCACTATAATACTAAATTACAAAATGCTTACAATAATACTAAATATTTTAGTTATTTAGTATTATTTAATGGCGCTAAATCAAATCAACTATATAGCCTGGAAAAATTTTATATAGATATATTCGATGCTATACAAATCGGATATAATATAGTTTCTGCTGGTATATCGGGTAGAGGACTTGCTCATCCATCTTCTATATATACCAGAAATCAAATAATTAATGCAATGACACTATTATTAGATACAAATAATAGTATAGAATTTATATCAAAAAATACAGGAGTATCAGAAAGTACAGTACGTCACATATCTAGACGAGAAGTACATCAATGGTTAGATGAAGAATTTCCTGAAGAGACTAAACAATTAAAAATTCTTGCCGAAAAAAGAGTACGAAAAACAAAAAATATTATACCTAGAAAATTTAATGCCATTAAATCCCCCGAAGGAAAGATATTTATAGTTGATAATATATCTGCTTTTAGTAGAGAAAATAATTTAAATAATGCACATTTAGGAGCAGTATTAAGAGGATCTAGAAATATTCATAAGGGTTGGGTTGGTGTAAATATTGATGAAAATACTGAATGTATTGACATATCTCGCATTGAGGGATAGGATGAGTAAAAAGCATTACGAAAAAATTATGAGCCGGCGAGGTAAACGTGTTGAAAAGGTTATTGATCAACTAGAACAACATGCACTAGCTGACCAACAACCTGAACCGCTTTATATAGACGCTAAGGGTAACATTGATTGGGCAAAATTAGCTAAACATGTTCACGAGGCTACCAGTGGTAGATAGCCGTCAAAAAGGTGCACGTACAGAAACCTTAGCGCGTGATATGCTGCGTAAGCACACTGGGTTAAATTGGGAAAGGGTGCCTGGGTCAGGTGCTCTTGACCCTAAACATCAGCTCAAGGGCGACTTATACGTACCAGGGGCTAATAACAGGTTTTGTGTAGAAGTAAAAGGCTATGCAGACGATCATATTAACAGTGGGCTGCTAACACATAAGACGCCACAGTTAATAGAGTGGTGGCAACAAACCCAGCGTCAAGCGCTACAAGTAGATAAATTACCACTACTTATATTCAAACATGATCGCAGTAAATTGTTTGTGGCTACTGTGGTATTTGACGATGACGCATTGTTGGAGAAGCGCTGGCTAATGTACAATGCAGACGATTAT